CTGGTCTACGCTGTCGAGTATATTACCGCCATTGGCGATGTGGAGACAGCCCGATGAACAAGGTCAGGGTCTACAGAGATAATGACAGCATCCTAGCGTTTGCTGTCGATCTGGAGTATTACAGGAGCATCGGCTGGAGCGAAAAGGTTCCGGCTAAAAAGGCAGTCAAGGCTAAGGCCGAAGAAGGAGAAGCGTAATGGCCACTCACACTGGCAGTGAAGGCACCGTCAAGGTGGGTGCTAATGCGGTAGCGGAAATCCGCTCCTACTCGGTTGAGGAAACCGCCGACACCACTGAGAACACCACGATGGGGGACACCTATCGCGGCTTCTCGACCACGCTTCGCGCATGGAGCGGCACGGTCGATGTATTCTGGGACGAAACCGACACTACCGGCCAGGGCGCGCTTGTTGTCGGCAGCGAAGTGACGCTGAACTTCTACCCGGAAGGCTCAACGAGCGGCGACAGCTACAAGACTGGCACCGCCATTGTCACTGGCAAGACCATCTCGGCCTCGTTCGACGGCATGGTGGAATCGACCATCACTGTTCAAGGCAATGGACCGCTGACGACCGCAACTGTGGCATAATAGCTAGGAGTTTAGCATGAGTATCGCAGAACGGATCAAGGCTCGAACGAGCCAGAAGCGTCATTTGGATGTGCCTGAGTGGGGCGAAGACGGCAAGCCAGAGCGGGTCTACTACGGCCCACTCCTTGCTGGCGAATTGAACCGCATCCAGCGCAAGCACCCCAACTTCCTCCAGTCGGCCTCGTTCGAGGCGATGGTGGACCTGATTGTCCTCAAGGCCGAGGATGGCCAAGGCGGCAAGATGTTTACGCTGGAGGACAAGCCCATTCTGATGCGCGAGGAGGTCGGCGTGATCTCGACTGTCGCTGCGTCCATGATGGGCGGGTCGGAGAGCGTTGAAGACCACGAAAAAAACTGAGGAGCGATCCGCTCAGGTATAATCTCCTGACCTTAGCGGATCGCCTCGGCAAAACCGTCGCAGAGATTGAGGAAATCTCTATTGACGAGTATAACGAATGGTGTGCTTACTTCGCGGTAAGCGAGGAGAAATCGCGTGGCGCAAAACGATCTTAACGTAAACATTCTGGCCAATGTGAAGGGCCAGGAGCAGATCGCCACGCTGATTAACCGCGTAGGCGCCCTTGAGGCAGAAACCAAGAAGCTCCAGAGCGCCAACACCGCGCTTGCCTCATCTACCGATGTCGTGATCCGCAACGGCGTCCGCTACAACAATGCGATGGACGCCCAGAGCCGCGCACTCCGCCAGAACCGGCAGGGCACCCAGCAGCTTGGGATGCAGATTAACGACTTCGCTACGTCGGTGTCGAGCGGGACTAGCGTCCAGCAGGCGTTCACACAGCAGTTGGGCCAAGTCGGCTACGCCATGTCCATGATGGGCGGGACCGCCGGCAAGATCGGTAACTTCCTTGCTGGGCCGTGGGGGGCGATGGTTCTTGTCGGCGCTATGGCGCTTGGGCCGCTGATCCAGAAACTGTGGGACACATACAATGCGGCTGGCAGCGCGGGTGACGCCCTTACCGGCCTGATGAAGAAGAACGCCGAATACATGAAGCAGCGGTTCGCCCTTCAATCGGCTGAAAGCGATTTGAACAAGCTGCTCAGTCGCCGGAAACAGCTTGAGGACACCATCGCCCAGAAAGGCAAGCGCGACTCTAAGGGCAACCTAATGTTCGTTTACGCCGAACAGCAGGCCTTGCTGGAGGTCAACAGACTGATCTCCGAGGGTCGCGCCGCTAGGGACGCGGAAAAGATTACCCGGCTGGGGGTTCCCACGCTGGAGGAGGCCATGCGGCCCAAGGCTGAGAAGATCAAGGCGGACAAGCCTAGTGCCGGCGGCTCCAGCACCAGCAAGGCCGAGAAGGAGGCCGAGCGCCTTGCCAAAGAGCAGGCCAAGATCGCGGAGTGGGTCGCCGAAAAGAACATCGCCGCCGACAAGGAGTGGCGGGACTACTGGGTCCAGGCCGAGGGCGATCAGATGGTCGCCCTGCAAGAGAAGCTTGCCTTCATGGGCGAGATGGCCGACGCGACCGTCCAAGTCACGACTGACCGGCTTATCAAGCCGACCACTGATGCCCTCGCCAAGCTGGAGGAGTCATACAAGTCTATCGGCGTGGCCGTGTCTGACGGGTTCAAGGGCATGATTACCGGCGCTTCGTCGTGGAAGGACGCCATGCGCGGCATCATCAACTCGGTGATCGACGAACTGTGGCGGCTTTATGTGGTCCAGCAGATTGTTGGGTTCGTGACCAAGGCCCTTGGCGGCATCGGCCTCCCGGTTCCGGGTGTCGCTGGCGCCCGCGCAGAAGGCGGCCATGTCGGCGGGAATAAGCCCTACCTCGTTGGCGAGCGTGGGCCGGAACTGTTTGTCCCCGGCAAGACCGGGACCATCATCCCCAACAAGAACATGGGCGGCGGAAACGGCGGCGGAGGCGTTACGGTCAATGTGGACGCTCGCGGCTCGGCTGACCCGGCTGCGGTGCGCGCACAGGTCCAGCAGGGCATCCTTGAGGCGGCCCCGGCCATCATCGCTGCCGCGCAAGCAAAGACTGTCGCTGGCCTGCGTAGGCCACGCCTTGGCGGAGCAATGAAGTGACGACCATCTCGTTCCCCTCGACGCCCAAGCCGCAGTCGATCTCTTGGCGGCTTAACATGCCGACCCAGAACAATGTGTCGTCGTGGACTGGCAAGCGCCAAGTCGTTGCCTCTGGGCGCGGCTGGTGGGAGGCTACAGTCACCCTGCCGCCCATCGTTGGCACCTCGACGTTCAATGCTTGGCGGGCGTTCCTCGCACTCTCGCGCGGCTCGGCCAACGACTTTCAGGTTCCGGTGGACGCCACGGCGCAGTATGCCAACATCGGCACCGTAAGCACCAATGTCGCCGACCAGACTGGCCGCTCGATTTCAACTAATGGATGGCCGAACTCTACCACCACGCTAGTGGCCGGACAGTTCGTAACCATCCAGAACCAGTTGTTTCAGTTGACCGCTAATGTCACCAGCAACGGCTCCGGAGTGGCCGTGCTGTCGGTCGAGCCGCCTGTGCGAACCCCGATTCCTGTGAATACGACGGTCGAATATCGCAATCCATACTGCCTGATGTATCTGACCGATATGCCGTCTTACTCGGTAGAGCCGGGGTATGTTTACAGCCTGACCCTTGATCTGCGCGAGTCGTTCTAATGGTTGACGCCACCACCCAGGCGGCGCTTGAGGGGAGCATCCTCAATTGGCGGGCGCTGATCTACGCAGACATCGACGGGGATGTCCTGCGGGCCACGACCGGCCTCTATGATCGCGCCATATCCGGGTCCGGCGACAGCGAACTGGACGGCACCTACGAAAGCTACGATCACAACATGATCGAGGTCGGGCCGGTCAAGCACAACGAAACCGGGTCTGATACTGTCGCCATCTCTCTCAATGGCATTCTGGTCAACCTCGACCCCATCCTAGAGCGCGACCTAGACCCGATCTACGATAGGAGCGGCGGGAACATTCTGGCCCGCACCTCCGATCTCCTGAATGTGATCGGCGACAAGACCCGCTGGCAGGGCCGCGCTGCCCGCCTGTGGTTCTATTGTGTGGACGAGAACGAGACGCAGGTCGGCTCGATCATTCCTTATTACACCGGCTACATGAACGACATCGTGATCTCGGGGTCGGCGGATAGCCAGATTATCACCCTGACCATTGAAAACTATCTTGCATCCCTCGCTGGTGCGCCAAACCAGACCTACATGATGCAAAACCTGTTCGACTCTGGCGACCTGAGTGCCAATGCCACACTCGGGGCAGCCAACGGCATGGGCGGCAGTTCTGGCGGGGCTGGCTACATAAGCAGCGGCGTTACCGATTGGGCCAGAAATACTGATGTGAGGCTGGTATGAGGTTTAACGATTGGGACGGCAGGCTGTCCGCCTATATCTCCGCCAAGCGGGATGCGCCATTCGTCTACGGCGAGAATGACTGTTGCATGTTCGCAGCCGGCGCAGTGGAGGCCATGACCGGGGCTGATCCTGTCCCGGAGTTTCGCGGCCAGTATAACAGCCTCGCCACCAGTGTCCGGGCGCTGCGTGAGATCGGGCAAGGCGATCTGGAATCCACGATGGACGCCAAGTTCCCGGAGATCGGCATTGGCTTCGCCCAGCGCGGCGACCTCGCTTTCTTTGACGGCTCGGTTGGTGTAGTAATGGGTTCCTTCGCGTGGTTCGTCTCTGACGATGGTCTGGAGCGAGTGCCGCGTTCGATGTGGGACAAGTGCTGGAGCGTCGGGCGTGGGTAAAATTATCAAGGCCGTTATCGGTGTCGCGCTGATCGCCTTTGCTGGGCCAATTGGACTCGGGCTTTCCTTTGCTGGGTTCGGCGCCGCCGCCACCATATCGACGATTATGATAGCGGTGGGCGCTACACTTGCACTATCCGCTGTTGCCGGGATGCTAGCCCCAGGCGTCCCCAAAAGCCAGTTATCCCGGCTCAATGTCAGCCTTGACCCGACCACGCCGCGCAAAGCCGTCCTCGGCACCACCGCCATGAACCTTGATCTCCGCTACCATGAGGCCAGCGGGACCAACCAGGAGTATATCGACTACATCATCTGCGTGGCCGCTCACAAGGTGAAGACTATCAGCGAGATTTGGTTCGAGGAAAAGCAGGCGTGGACTTCGGGCGGCGGCGTCACCGCGACCTATTCCGGCTACCTCACGGTCGCAACGCGGCTAGAAGGCAACTCTGGCAACACCATCTCGATTAATGGCGGGGCGAAGTGGGGCAGCACGTGCCGCCTGACCGGCTGCGCCTATGTCCACATCCGCATCAAGCGCACCGGCAACTCGTCGAAGACCGAAAGCCCACTGGTCAACGGTATGCCGAGCCGCGTCACAATTATCGGTGAGGGCGGGTATCTTTACGACCCGCGCCTCGATTCCACCGTGCCCGGCGGCTCTGGATCGCATCGTGCGGACGATCAGGCAACGTGGGGCAGCTACACTGACGCTGACGATTGCGACAACCCGGCGCTCCAGTTGCTCTGGTGGCTGCTGGGCTGGAAGATCAACGACCGCCTCTCGATTGGCTGCGGCGTTCCGCCGGCCCGCATCGACCTCGAAAGCTTCATTACCGCCGCCAACATCTGTGACGAATATGTCACGCTAGCCACCGGCGGAACGCAGCGCCGCTACCGCACATCCGGCACGGCATCGGATGCTGACGACCGCATGAGTGTTATCAACACGTTCCTCGCTTGCATGAACGGGACGCTGCGCGACAGCAATGGCAAGCTGGCCCTTGAGGTCATTAAGAACGACCTAGCCGACTATGTGCTGGACTTCGATGAGAGCGATGTGTTGGGCGAGTTCGAATGGAACCAGACGCGCGGCCTGACCGATACCTTCAACAAGGCGCGTGGGCGGTTCATCGATCCAGACACCAGCAGCCTTTACCAGTTGGTGGACTACCCGGAGGTTGGGTTTGACAGCCCAGACGGCATCGAGCGCGTAATGACGCTTGACCTCGGGTATGTCGAGGACGGTCGCCGCGCCCAACGGATCGCAAAACAAGTTCTCCAGCGCAACCAGTATCGCGGATTGTTCTCAGCCACCTTCACAGCCAAGGCGCAGGGCTGCGCAGTCGGCGATGTTGTCCGCCTGACCTTCACCGCGCTCGGATGGAATCAGAAACTGTTCCGGGTTGTCAGTCAAGAGATTCGCTTTGACGGCCAAGTTCCAATGTCGCTGGTCGAGGAAAACGACGCCATCTACCGGTGGGACGCCGAGGACAGCGCGCCAGTCACTCCGACCGCGCCGACAGTCTATGACCCGCTGAACAATCCGTTTATTCTAGGCGCGCTTCAAGCGTCCAGCCGCCATGAACCTGCGGACACCGCCGCGACCTTCACGGCTAACTATCTTGGTGAACTAGACACTGGCCAATTGGCGCGGAACATCCAGTTCAAGCGATTCCGGGGCACCACCGATGTCTCCAGCCTTGCTACTTGGACAATCGAGTCGCAGGGCGGCATCACTGGCGGCACTGTCACTGTAACGAACGGGGTGGTGAATATTCCGTCCGGGGTGTCGATCCCGACCTCTGGCGAGATGACGGTCAAGTCGGTCTACGATGGCGTGGACATCAACAGCAAGGTCGCCTTGACCCGGCTGGACGCAGCGCCGCCAAGCACCGGCTCTGGTGGGGGGACGACTGTATACGACAGCACCTTCGACAGCGTGAGCGGGACGACCCTTGTGGCGATCTCTGACATCTTGACGGTCAGGACTGGCAGTGCTGGCACCATTACCTTCTCGGCCCCGCTCTCGATCTACGCTGCTGCCGCTAGCCCAGCCAACACCTTCGGCGCCATCGGTCGTTGGAAGTATCGACCGATTTCAGGGTCGTTCTCCGACGCGGGAACGCAGGCGGACGAAACGGAAGTTTGCACCGTGGAACTGGAAAGCGGCATATACTACATGTATCCCGGCTCGATCAGCGTCGGAGCCACGGTGACCGGCCTTAGCGCCAACACCGATTACGAGGTCCAGCTTTGGGCCGCCCGCGACACATCTTCTCCGACAAAAACGATCAGTTTC